GACCTGATGTTGGCAGGGTCAAATATGACTCTCTCAAGGATCTCGCCGTTTGGCATTATCACCTCGACGCTGTCAAACCCCTCGGATATGGCCTGCTGTTGTAGCCTTGCCGTAGCACTTGGGCCTGCCTGACCCAAAGCCTGCTTTTCCTCAAGTGAGATTCTCAGTGGATTGTTGGCCGAAGTCCTCAGTGGCATGATGTTCGCGTCGGCTGAACCGGCGGCAGTGTTGGCATATGCTCTAGCTATACCTGGATGAGACGCGACATAGGTACCTTTCCCCGCGTGTCCGAAGTCCCTGCTCTGGCTCTTTGTTGGGTCAAACGCGGCGATATCATCAGCAGTGCCGTGATACCAAGTCATGAATGGGTCATATCCTTGCTCAACTGCTCTGGCGTTCCGACTAGCCGCGTCCATAGGCAGCTCGCCAGTTGCGATACGCATGGCTGTATCTTCTGGGAATCCTTGCTTGGTCAGTCGTGCTGCTTCATCAGCGACATTTCGCAGCATCATATCTGCAGCCTTTTGACCACCTTTCGCAAACCCAGTAATGACACCGGCCTCTGCATCTTGAGGCGTTATTATCCCAGCGGAAGCCAGCGTAGCCAATAAGGCGGATGATGCGGTGCCTTTGTTTTTCTCTAACCAACTGCTGATGCCGTCTAACCATTCTTGGTCAGCGGGTTGGTAACCGTGTCCTAATCGGATAGCGCCAATCTTCTCTTGTCGATTAAGTAGGCGGGGTGCCGACTTGGACCCCTCTTTTGGAACTGTCATCTGACCCTCTAAGTCAGCCCACAGCTTTGGAAACATAATTTCAGTTGGTACACTTTGCTCAAATCCACCCTTGTATTTGCCCATTATACTGGTGTCGTAAGTGTTATGACCTACAACTGGAACCACATCGGCGCCAGGTATAGTGTCAAACATTGTAAATCCAGAGTCTCCTAGCTTTGCGTCTCGCAAGGCTGGCTCAGTGAAAGCCACTATTACGTCATCGTATACAGGAAAGCCTTTGTCTTGCCATTTTTTCTTGCCAAACTCGAACACCAACCGCTTCCGCAGGGCGCTGCTTGGAAGCGCGTCGCCTTTTTTGTTTGTGCTAGTTAAAGGCACGTTACCGTATATTTGATCAATTGCATCTGGCGAGTCGATACCAGCCCATTCGGGTATACTTTCGCGAACCGCCTCATCGAACGCTTTTTTGTCTGACTTGGAAACGTCTAAATTTTTAAATTGCCGTATTAACCCTTCACTAGTCATGGTGTTGAAGTCCATGGCGACATCAGTCATCGCCATATACACCCCAATCGGGGCCTTCCCATTTGTATCTCTTGCAATCTTGTCAAAATGAGCCTGCTTGGCTTTTGCTGCGTTCTCCATAGACGCCCATGCAACATTAAAGTCTTCCCACGCTTGCGCGTATCCAGGGCCTCCGTCACCCATTACCGACTTGCTTAACGGAACACCTTGTACAGAGACTATTTCTCGGCCTGTTACAGACTTGTCTCCCATAACTGGAGCCAAGTTGGCTCGCTCGTTGTACAAATCTTCTGGAGTAATTATTCTCCGCTTTTGAGCCTCGCCAGCGTACTCAGTTACGCCAGACTGACGCATGCGCTCTCGGCTGCCCCATGAGCTGCCCTCCTGCGACGAGCTGATCAAATATTTCTCTAGCACGTTGCGCTGGCGGCTGTTTAGCGCCTCAGGGTTCTTCAAATATGTGGTTAGGCTCTCTCGCGTTGCTGGAGATAAAGTCATGGTAAACAAGCCGCTGACCGCGACAGGATCACCCGCAGCAGCACGTCTGCCAACTTCTATGGTAGCCTCAAGCGCAGACCCCAAATTGAATAGCGCCGACACCTTGGCCATTATTGACCGCCCTGCGCGATACGGATCAGCTCCTCGGTACTCATGCTGGCCATATCAGGCTCACGTTGCGGGAACCCTTGAGGTGGTTGCATCATACCGCCAGCCTCCTCCTGCATGCTCTTGCTCATCTGCCTGACCTGCTCTGCGGCGTTGATTATCCTTTTTTGGTCCTCTGACTTGATTGTGCTGAGGGTCTCCATCGTTGAAGCCTTGGTCCCTTCAGCCTTGGCAATTGACAGCAGGGTATCGGCCTTGGTCTTCTCGGCCTTGGCCACTTCATTGGCCGCTGCAGCCATCAGGTACTCAGAGTTTGCGTCTGGCCTTTGCTCTTGAGCCGCCGCCATTAAATCTTCTGCCTCTTGCTCCGTTGGCTGAACAACGCCCATCTTGATCAGCTTGCTCCTGAAGTATGACTTAACCTCGTCAATCCCCTCGCCCTCGATGTTCATCATGGCCATAGCGCTCAAGACTTGCATGGTCTCAGGGTCCTGGGTGATCTGCATCATGCCGGTCAAAGCCCTGACGGTTGCTGATCTTTTGCTGGATGAAGACGGTCCAACATCGACCGCCACATCGAAGTTTGCTTCTGTCAGATCGTTTTCCATCTCGATGTCACCGGAGCTGGACATCTTTGGCCGCATCATCTCAACCGAGTCAACCTCTTCAGCCTCATCGATGACCTTCATCGTTCGGCCCTCTTCAACGTACAGGTCCCTTGCCATCGACAGCCAGACTTCACCGCAACGACGCATTCCCTTTGAAAAGTTTGACATATAGATAAAGGTCTGCATGTCCAGGCGCTGCTGGATCAGCTCTACGGCCTTTCCGCTGATGTTGGACACGATGTCCTCATTGGCGGTGTAGTTGCCAAGGACCTGCATCATATCGGCCTCTGTGGTCACCAAAAGCGCTGCCATTGCAGGCGGTATCTGTGGCGACTTTGTGTATCCAACAGGCCCTGAGATTGCCTGATTGCCTGATTGATCCGTAATCGGATTCACCAACAGGTACGGGTAATCCTTCAGGTTGTCCTCTGCCCACATGACCTGGTGACCGGCGACCTGCTCAGGCAACAGGATTGGCTTCTCAATGCTGCTCAATGCGCTGATCTCGCCGAGCTTCGACAGTTGCATGTTCTTCAGCCGCTGCGAGTCCTTGGCAAGCCTGACGTGCCCCATACATCTCTCGACGTTATCGATGTACCAGCGCTTACCGTATACCGGAACGATTGGAATATTCTTGCCGGCGATGTATCCGCAATCCTCGAGGATCTTCCCGCCAGACATGATGTACTTGTGGACCTTGCGCTTTTTGACGCGCTTTTGCCTGACCTCTGTGTGACCAGTAGCCAGCAGATCGTCCTCTAACTCCTCCTCTTCCTTGAAGTCGCTGGCCGAATACCTGACCTCTTCCCCGTCAAGGGTCTCGAATATCCTTATGGTCTCGCCTACGTCCTCGACCTTGTAAAGCTCGGCGATGTAGACAACGTCTGGCGTTAGCCAATCGAACTCACGCTGATGCACTTCCTTTGGCCATGATGCGGCGTCGTCGCCCCACTCTTCCTCATAAGCGCTTCTGGTCATCGCGGTGATGACGTAACAACTTCTGGCGTCGCTCTTGTCCTGACGCTTTGCGTTGAGGTCAAACCAGACAGAGCTGTCGGCGTCATAGATAGGCTCTATCTTGATCCGCTGACGGTCGTCATCGTCATCTTCGTCGTTCTCGTACTCTGATCTCAGGCGCCAAGCACCAAAGCCTCCTCCGACGGCCTCTTCAAAGGCATTGTCATAGGCTTCTTGGGCGCAGGAGTCCTGCTCGTCAGACCTGAACAGGCCATTGCAGGTTGTGGATAGCTTGTCGTTGACAACGCCGTCCTTGCTGACAAAGTCTACAGTAACCGGATTATTTCTGTACTCGTTGATGATCTTGATCACGCTCAGGTGGATCTTGTTGACCTCAAACTTTGGCTTGTTTTCAAACTGATCGCCTAAAGGTCCCTCCCACTGCGCTCCAGCGATTGAATAGAACCGCCTGTCTTGCAAGCACTGCAACCGCTCGTCTCTCAAGGCGCTCTGGATTTTGTCAAATTCAGCAAGCGCATCGGCGTGCAGATTGGATAATCTTTGGTCGTTCGTGATGCGTGCCATAATCAATCCTTGGTTGTCAAGCTATTATCTACCAGCGATTTGCGGTTGGCAAGGGCGCGAAATCCGCCAACTTCTTTGGTGCAGCCCTGCGACTTCCTTCGCAAGCGTATCTTAGTGCGTCGATGACGTGGTTGTTCTTGTCCTCGAGAACCGGCAACACGCCGCCAGTCGTCTGGTCCACCTTGTAGCTGTACAGGGTCAGCTCATCGATGACATGCTTGCATCGAGGATGAACCGTTATATCGTAAGTCTTAAGCCACTCAACGCCATCCTCCAGCGAACCTGGTCCCTTAACGGC